TTTGCTTGTAAACTCTGCAATCTCGTTGTCAAGTTTCTTTTGAAGCTCGTTAATCTCTTTGCTGACGTCTTCAATAGTAGAACGTAATGCACTGGATAAATCTTCACCTGCATCCATACGTTCCTTGATTTCACCAATATGCAGGGCTTGTTCCTTAAGAGCTGTAAGAACACCCAACGCCTTATGGTATTCAGCTTTTGCGTTTTCGATTTCGGTTTTGATTTGGTTGATTGATTTGGACATTGTTTACCTCTTATTTGTAGTCGTACATCCGTTCAAAACGTTCAAGTAATACAGAAGCGTACTGGTCGTTTGCAATCATACGCTTGAAGTTGTCTTTGAAATTAAGTGAAACCTCAAAGCTGTCATCCACAGTTTCCAACATACCGCTTAGTTTTTCGTACAGTTCTTTCTTCTCGTCAATATGCTCACGGTGAATATCATAGCTTAACGGCAATTCAACTTCCTTATAATCAATGACTTTAGAGAACTGGTCGGACATAGTTATAATGGAAGCCTTTGGTTTATAGTTGATTTGGTCGGCTCTAAGTCTGAACACCGAACCGCAATTAACACAGAGCTTACCGTTAATCTCAGCGGTAAACGGAATATGATAGTCGCCTGAGATAATGAGTTTGCAAGTATCTGATACACAATTATCTACAAACCACTCAATGTTGTTTTCGTCCTTAACTTCGTCAAACGGTTTCTTCTTGTAGTACATCCCACGGTGCATCACATAGACAGGAAGCTCAGGTCTGTCTTTACCAAACAACAGCTCATCAGAATACAGATAGGGATAGAAAATCATAGCCCCACCTTTACTGATATTCTGAAACACACCCATATTTGCCATGAGCGTGTAAGGTGAGCGTTTTAATTCGGATATAGAACCACCCATACTATCGTGATTGCCGGGAATGCACCAAAGTCTGTGATTCTTGTTCAGCATTTTCAACCACCCTGCACAAGTGATTAAAAACTCCATGCTGTTTGTACGCCAAGAATCAAATATATCACCTGCAATAATGATATAATTGACCTTTTCTTCGTCAGCGAGTTTGGATATGAACGTCATTTTGCTGTCGATAGTTGAAATCCAATCCTCGTTACTATCCCTGCATTCCGGTTTATTCTCACGTAAATGCAGGTCGGCTAAAGCAAGTATCTTGTGTGTCATAATGTCTCAATTACCTGACCGCAAGTAGGGCAGATTGTACCCCTGAATGCGTTAAGTTGTTCGGTTAGTGTTGCTATATTATCTTTGAGTGCTTTTGCATTAAGATACGATTTCTTAAACTTGGATAACAGGTCTGACAGCTTATTATATCCGCATGTCCTGTCACGCAGTTTCTTTCGTATCTCATCAATTTCTTCAAGTTTAGGTGCGAATTGACTGAGCTGTGATGCGATTTCAGCCTTTTTCTGCTCTAAAGCCCATTGATTACAGATAAGTTCAATCTTCTGCATCGTAAAGACTTTCTCCGCAATAAGGTGGCTGTACTCCTCAATATGACGTAAATCTGCCTCAGCATCCACATATTGTTCATTTCGAGCCATGATACAACGTGTGTTATACTCTGCTTTGCTGATTTCGGTGAGGCGTTCTATCTCATGCTGTTTGAGGTGAAGTTTTGTCTCAATCATCTTCATCCGGTTTACAGCTTCCACAGCCGCATCAATACCACTATAGTGTTTAAGCTCTTCACGAACCTCAGCTAATTTCTCTTTAGCTTCTTCATAGTTGCGCTGAATATCCTTAACGTACTTATTGGTGTTGGATGTTACCGTTTGAATTTCATTAAGGTCAAGCATTGTAGAGAATTGTTCAGCCGTCTCAGACCCCTTGTAGTAGACCATAAAAGGCAGGTCACGTCTGGATTGAATGGAAATGGGAGCCATGTTTACGAGCTTGGCAATATCACCCGGCACACTGGTTCTGAATGATTTGAACAACGACCCATTCAGCTTGTACGTATTGGACGAACTGCTCCACGCTCTTTCTATTACATTATCGTCAATCGTAACGGTAACAGAGCATTTATTTGCACCGTGTTTGATGAGTTTGTTCGATTCGCCCTCATTCATCAACGCCCAAATAAGACCACGGAATATGGCTGTTTTGCCAGTGTCCGTAGCTCCTGAGATAACATTGACACCGCTGACGAAATTTAGCGTCAAATTATCGTGTTTCTGTATGTTTTTGAGTGTTATTTGCTCAATCATACCTTATCGTCCTTAATTGGTTGTTTTTCGTAGATTTGACTGTATTGTGCTATCATCAGTTTCTTAGCCATTCGTTTTGCTGTATATAAATCACTAATACCGTAATTCAGCAACCGGATAATATAGCGTTTCTTATATCCGGTCACTGAACATAATTGGTCTACGGTAAGAGCCATTTTTGACACATATTGGTAGAATTTGTTTACCAATTTACAGCTTCTCCACCACGATTAGAATGCTTGGCGTTCCTCCGTACATCTTCTTGGAGTGACGGACAGCAATAATATTATCGTCTTTCCACAGCAAACCAGTAAGCGCGTCCTGTAATGCTTTCCCGCAATTATCAACGTCCGGCTTAGTGATTTTATAAACAGGGAACTTTTTGGACTTAATCATGGCTTTGGTGAATGGGAACGTGTAGGTAAAATACACTTCCAATGCACAATCTTCAAGCGGTTTCCACCATGCAGGTACTTGGTTTTCCACTAAAGCTCGTACAGTCTTTTTGAATTGAACGACTTTTGCAGGTTGGTAGGTTTGAACGAATTTACCAACGACACGATGACGGACGGACTGAGATGGAACAACCTCAATCGGAATCTCACAAGAAAAAACAACGTTACCCATATTACATCTTCTCCGCAAAAAATTCATCCCAAAACTCAGACCCTTGCTTTTGGATGATTTCATATCCATCACACAGGGCAAGAAAATAAGTGTAATTGAAATGGTCAGGTACTAATTCAAATTTCGGAACACCCTCTAATGGAAGACGAACCAGTTTATCCCATAAATCGACTTCACCACTTGCAATAGCTTTTTCGATTTTGAGCTGTTTCAACGAGGTCTTCCCTTTAGGGGTGAAAAGCTGTCTCCCATTAAGAAGATACTCAACTGCTGTATTCGTGCCGATTCCTTTAATACCCGGAACAGCATCAGAACGACATCCAGCGATTGCTTTCACATCCGCCCATTTATACGGAGGTAGTCCGCGCAACGCTTCTCCGTTTTGCAGTCTCCATTTTGTATAAAGAGGAATATTACCTGCTTTGCTTGAATCACGAACCCAAGCTAAAGCAACGTTATCATTAACGAGTTGAATATAATCGTTATCGTCAGAATAAATAACGAATTTACGATTCGGATGGCTTTTTACGATTGAGGCGATAATATCATCACCCTCATAACCGTCTGCCTTATAATTATTTGCAAAGCCAAGATTAGGAATGATGGTGTTTTCAATAATTTTCCAGAACGCCTCACTTTCAGCACGAATAAGCAGGTTCATTTCCATCCTTTCCTTAACGCCCTCTTTCATGTTGCGCTCAGGAAGTGGTTTGTTCGGATTCCAACCTGCACGATTATTCTTGTAGTCAGGATAGAGCTTTCGTCTGATGCTCGTCTCCTTAGAGCAATCCCACGCGAAAACAAATTTAGTAGTATTGAACACACGGCTTGCATGTTCAAGTTTATCAAGAAGTGCATTCACTATAGTAGCTTCACGTTCTTTTCCAGTGGCGTTAGGATAAAGTTTGTACGCCCTGAACGTGACATTCCAACAAAGACACCGCCCATCAACAAGCACAGTAACAAAGTCTCTCGGTGCGGCAGTAAAGTAGATTCGGTCATCGTTATAGTTCTCTTGCTTTGGCATTTATGATAGCCTTTCTGCAATATTGAATTGCGTGTTGAACTTTTTTATACACCATAGAGGCGTTATTAAGCACGATATTAGGCACTTCGGTTTCACAGGCTACGTAACTGTTATCACGTCCTGTAGAAATGTCGAGTGCAAAACACCATGCTTCTTGGCTTAACCCTGACTGACTACGGTAATTCAAATACAGTCGATTCCTGACTGCCATTCTTTTGTAGTCAGTCAGGGTCATTTGCGATTCGGGTATATCGGACAGGTTAATCACGAACTCCGAATCAAGCGGGTCTTCTAAATATCTGCGTTTCATCAGAAGTCAGGGAGCATAGCTTCGTCTTTGTGTTGGAGTTCTTTGACATGAGCTTCAAGCGTTCTGTCAACCCCATTCATAAGACGTTTCACAAGTGCCGTCTCGTCCTGTCCTTTACACTCTTCATCGTTGAATTTGACTTCGAGCGAAACAGATTCGTAAGCCTGAACCTGCATTGTGCGTCTGTAAGCAACTTCCATTGTTGTCTCCAAAAGTAAAGGGGTGTGGTTGCGTTCCTAAACCATTTTCGTTGAAATGTTTTCGCAACCACACCCACAGGTTAATTATCCAATGTCGAAATCACCGAGGTCAAAATCCTCATCTGAGACTTCTTCACCAAAGCCTGACGGATTCTGAGGCATGGCTTCCACGGTGGGTTTAGCTTCCTCGGAAACAGAACCGAATGCCTTATCCAGTGCCGCATTTGCCTTTTCAAGAAGCTCAGGATTATGTTCCTCTGCATCCTTGATAGCCTTGTCAACCGCCGCATCCAGTTCTTCCTTGGTGGACGGTGCTTGCGGCTTCTCAGGCTCATTTTCCCTATCAGGCATCGGTGCATCATCAACGAACCGAGCCAGTTCAGCATAGGACGGAGCATCAGGAATCAGCTCGTCAAGGTCTGCAATATAAGGATAGAACGCTTCGGGGATAGCCTTAGCTTCGTCCTTATAGCGCGGATGGAGACTGAGCAACTGCATAATCGGCTTGGACTGCGGATTAGCCTTGACGGACGGAGCCATACCGAACCGAGCTTCCATCCAATATCCGGTATCAAGGTCGGAGAAGTTGTAAATCTTATCCGCCATAGTAGGTGCGAATTGTTCTTCCGTAGTGAGTGCAGTATTGAAGACGTCCATAAAGTAGAACTCAGTACCACGGAACACACGAGGAACGAGCTTAGTCTTACCACTCTCATCCGCAACCTTAACGAGCATATTGAAGAGGAGGAGCTTACGCGGTTTCAGCTTTGCCCACGGAGAATTGCGGTCATTCTTAATATCGTCATAATGTTCCGCAACTTTATCACAGAGGGGGCATTTCCGTCCGTAAGAGGTAGGACAGACAACCATACGACCGTCAGCAAGTTTATGGACGCGAACCCTACGGAAAGCATCAAACGTTCCAACAGGATTCCCGGCAACGTTGTTTTCTTTCGTAGTCATAAAGTCAACAATACGCATGACCACTTCTTCCGGTTTGTCTTTTTGCGGAAACCAGAGCTTAACGCCTTTCGGAAGATGAGACGTAAGCAGATACTCACGGTCAGTGTTGGTGAGGGATGCTTTGTTTGCCGCGATACGCGCTTCACGAGATTCACGCATACGCTTAAGGTCAGCCATTGTAAAGCCCATTAATTGTTCTCCTTATTGTAGAGGTCACGGTAAAAATTGAGGACGGCAGTAGCATTGTCGAGGTCAGCCTGTCTGAACAACACCTGCTGACCGAGGTCGGCAAATTCTGTGATGGTCGTACTGCGGATAGCTTCCTCCGTGATTTTCAGACCATTTGCTTTAGCCTCGTACAGCTCGACACGCTTTGCATGACGCTTTACGTCATACTCTGCCTGTGCGTGGGCGAGTTCCTTTCGTGTTCTGATGTACTCATTCAGAGCCACTTCGTAGTTGTGTTTGTTTTCTTCGTTCATACCAAATCTCCTATAGGTTGGTGGGTTTTCGTATATAATATAGCACGATTTAACGGAAAGTCAAGGCGATTTTCAGAAAAAGATTCAAATTTTATCACCGTCTCTAAATCCCTTGAAAATGGGGAAGCGAAGTGAGGGTTTACCGAGCGCGTCCTGTGTTTCCTCAAAATACTTAACGGTGATTTTACGTCCGAGGTATTTATCAGGGTTGTTATACAAATCAATTCTAAGGGGGTCAGAAAGCCCACTGCCGACCGCTACAGGATTACCCTTATAACGAATCACAACCGCCCCTGCCATCGTTGTACGCACCATTTGATTGGTTTTAACGTCAAGCACACCTTTTTCCGTGGTTGTAATGTCTTCAATCACAAACTCGGCATCAGTGAATTTTTTGACTTTAAGTAAATCGGCAGTACGTCCAAACTGATAGGGAACATCAGCGCGAAGAATCAAACCCTCCCAACCATTACGCTCGACTGCTTGGGTTGCTTTGGCGAAGTTCTCAGGCGTATAGCGGCATGCTTGAAGTACACTGAAATACTTGGATTTATCACCACCGAACACAGAACGAGCTAATGCAAGACGTTGACTATACGGTCTATTGGATTTGACACCGCTAAATTCTTCCTCACTAAGCACATCGAAAATCTTATAATGAGGAGCAAGCATTGTGTAATCTTTGCGCTTGATTTGTGATACTGCGGCTTTGAAATCCTCCTTATCATTCTCAATCACGCACAACTCACCGTCAATTACGCAACTGGTAGCAAGTACGGAAAGCGGAACACGAAGCGCATCTTTCAGCACACTCAACGTGGTAAACTCATGTCCGACACGCGAGAAGAATTTGATTTCACCGTCCTTAGCGTTATACTTGCAAATAAGGCGCACACCATCGAGCTTGCGTGTGATGATAT